TCAGTCTTGAGGGTGCGACACGGAAGCGCCGGCTACCTGCAGCGCTGCAACTTCCAGCCGGGCGTCGCGGCGGGTCTGTTCCGTATGGCCCTGGATGATGCCGGGAATCAGGAAGGCATCGACGATCCACCAGATGCCGGTAATGATCAGGGGGAACAGGGTGAAACAACCGATCAGTGTGATGATCAGTTGGGTAACCGCCGTGCCGGTTTTCCCCAGGTAGAAGCGGTGTGCGCCGAAACCGCCCAGGAAGAACCACAGAAGATAGGCGGTGCCGGTGGATTTCTGGGCGTTGGAAACTTTCTGCTCCACGAGCATTTCAGACTGTAGTGACATGAGTTTTCCCACTGATCCATGCGGAAGATATGGTGGGAATTGAAACGTTGCCAACGGTGTTTTTTCAAGCATCCAGTCTGAGGATATTTTTGATTTGTAGTTTTATTGCGGAACTCTGGAAGAGTCGGCCAGGAGTCGGAACTCCTGGACTTCGTGGAAGTTCTTGAAAGCAACTGGCGAGTGGCTGGGGTTTATTGGCGAAAGGCGTCCGGCCGGGCGCCTTTCGCTTTTGTCCGTTAACTTCATAGTGGCGTGGTTTCGAACTTTATCTTTTGATAGTTCTCGAAAATGAACCTGTCTTCCGGCGACAGGGCCGTTTCGTCGAAGGGCAGGATCGCGCCGTCATGCATGACCTTGTAGTCGCGAGAGGTGATTTTCGTCTCCGCCGTGGTGAATGTACTCATGAAGCGCTTATGGGCATCCCCCTGGAACTCCTTCCTGTGCTGGAGGAAGTAGGCGAAGTCCATGTGCCCGACCATGAAGACGATGCTCCAGTCCTTCCTGGCGGCCATGTCCCATTTCCACATGGCGGAGAGTTTCCGCCGAATGGCCTGGTCGGACTCCCTCAGGGCCTTCTTGAGACAGTCGAAGGCGTAGGTACTGTCTATGTCGAATTCGCAGATGGTCAGGTAGTTCACGAACTTTTCGCCGAAGACACAACTGGAGCCGAGGGTGAAAATCTCGTATCCAGGGTAATACCTGCGAAAGAAATCAAGTTCCGTCAGGAACCAGTCTTCCAGTGCGGGTCGGCTGCTCTTCCCGTAGACGTTCTTGACGATGTCTGGCGTATATTCGAACCCTTCGCTGGTGCAGGTCAGAACGTTCTTCTCATCTTTGGCGATGACTATCCTGTTTTTTGCTCCTTTCGGTTCCTTTTTCATTTTTCTTGTCCTTCGAGCGTCTGTGGAGGCCGGTTTATCGTGTTTTGGAATCTCTGTTTTAGGTTTCGCTTTCCAGGGATATAAGACGCCTGCTTACCCTAGTAGTGAGTGTCTAGCTCAAATTCTTTTTCTGTGCTTGACGAAAAGTATGCGTCGGTTTCTCGGAGGCTCGTTTTCTTGGGCGGGGAGTTTCGAACCTGAATCCATGAATGTTTTCCTGCCAGCGTTCCAGAACCTTGTTGGCGGCGGAATCGAACGGTCTCATTAACAGATTCGGGAAATATCATTCCACGCGTCCGCAGCCAAAAGGGCGGGCTGGCGAAGCTCGCCGGGTGCCGGTCACGGTAGGGGAGGGAGCAGCAAGGCGAGCCGGCAACAGGAAAGGCCCGGCGCTGGAGGAGCAGGCAAGGAACTGGGCAAAGAAAAAGCCCCTGAAATTCACTAGGAAAATCAGGGGCTTATCGTTTGCGTTTGGTGGAGCCGGGGGGATTTGAACCCGCATCTAGCCCCCATTTGACGCGGCTTCCAGGCTGGAAGCTGTCATAAGGCTGTCATTACAGCTAAGACCCGTGATCGTATACGGTGAAATCTCTATCGATCCAAAGGATGTGAAATACCCGACCGTCGCGATACCCGACCATTGGGGCTTTGCCAATTGCACGGAATGAGATCAGGTTGGTGTCGTCTGTAACGAAGGCTGGAATTGCGGCCTTGAAGGATGGACGCCCGATAATCTCGAACCCAAGACCATGGCGAGGGGCTTGCTTGATCTGTTGCCAAGACATTTGGCTGAGAGTGCGAAGCTTGGATAGTACCTGGCTTCTCTCATCAGACGTGCACTCCGACACGCAGTAATCCGCCTGCATGAACTCGAAGGAAAACAAAGGCGGCTTCAGCTCCGGGTTCTCAGTAGGTGCTGGCCTTTCCTTGAGTAATAGACTGCTTTTAGAGCCTCTATCCCTGAGACGTGCCATGCCACGCCCTTACTTCACAAGGGTTTTAAAGAACTGGCGCATGTCGTCCGCAGGAATTTCACGGCTCATCGCCCCTGCCTGATAATTGTTCCGCCAGGGGGCTTCTTCGTGGGTCATCTCGCGCAGTCGCCAAGCCGAATACTGCCCGTAGATCTGCTGCACTTCATTGAGCAGTTCTACTTGCTCGGGGCTGAACGCTTCCAGATTGAAGTCTATGGGCGCTGGGATGCTGCCCGAGCCGAACTGCTTGTAGTGGTGATAGACGTTCGGCACGACAGGACCGTGCGTCCATGCTTCGATGGAGTCAGTGAACAAAGGCTCATCGTAGACGGCGAGATGGAAGCCCTGAGCGTAGTACACGAGCTTCTGCAGCTTCAGGTTGGACACAAGGTCGCCGGCCTCTTCGTTGGATTGGGCGAGGAAAAACTTCGCCACATCGATAGAGCTTGGCATAAGACCTCCTTGGTCATTTCCTGTGGATAACGTGTGTATAGCATGTGACATCAAAACGGTCGATGATTATCCGCTAGCCTTCAAGGATGTCAATTGAGGCTCGTCGCCTTGCCACATCTGCTCAGCTTTTCCCCCTGCCGACGCATCTGCGGCAGGCATCCATCTGCCATATACCCTGGCAATCATGGTCCAGTCGCTGTGCCCCATCTGTGTGGCTACCCACATCGGATGCTCCCCGGCAGACAGCATCATGGATGCGTAGGTGTGCCGGGTCTGGTACGGACGACGGTAGCGCACGCCGGCCTTCTTCAGCGCGTAAACCCAGAGTGTTTTCCGGATCGGTCCGTCGCCGGCCCATCGCTCGCCCGTCCTCGGGTTCTGGAAGACTTCCTGATTGGCCAGGTAGGTGAATTCCTTTTGCGCCTTCAAGGCTTCCAGCGCAGGGCCGAGCAGCTTGATGCTGCGCCGGCCGGAAGTGGTCTTCGTCACCTCCGCTTTTCCCTTGGCTGCCTGGGTCATGGCGCGGGTGACGCGCACCTCGCCGCGGAGCCAGTCAATATCGCCCCACTCGAGGCCGACGAGTTCGCTGGTACGCATCCCCGTCCAGAATGCGAACTGTACTAGGTTCCGCCCTTGACCATCGAGGGCACTCAGAATCGCCTGCTGCTCTTCCGGCGAGAATGGGTCCACGTCGTCGTCCTTGACCTCTCCCTTCCTTGCGTATGTCCAGCCGGCGAGGGGGTTGCTGTCGATCAGTTCCTCTTCCATCGCATCACTGAGGGCCGAGCGTAGGCAGCTCTGGATATTGCTGAGCGTCTTGTTGCTCACCTTCAGGGTGTCCAGCCAATCCTTGACGGCCTTCCGCTTCAGGTCGACCACCATGACGGGCCCAAGGGCCGGCACCAGACGAAGCTCTACAATCTTCCTGTAGCCCTCGAAGGTGCTGCTGGAGACGTGCTTGCGCTTCGACTCAAGCCATCGGCCAAGGAATCCCGCAACCGTCTCGCGTGACGCCTCAGGCGCAAACTTGGCGGCGCGCGGAGATCCAGGAAATGTCACCGAGTAGTCGAAGGTACCGGCGGCGATCGCATGTTCGATAGCCGCCTTGTGCTGCTCTGCTCGCTTCAGGTTAGTGGCGGTGGGCTTGAGCGAGATGCGCTCCCGGCACCTGACGCCGCGATACATGAACGTGATTTCGATACTCGAATCAGAGACTGCCCTGACTCCCCGCCCATCTCTACCCATGCTTCATACCCCTCTACATCAATAAGCGTCCGGCCATCCGGTGCTTTTTTCCATATCTCGCCGAGGCGCCAGATTCCGTCGCGGATCTTCGAGCGCACGGCGTCTTCGGTGTAGCCAGACTCGCTGGCGAATTTTTTAACAGTCAGGTAGCGCATTCCTGAGGCCTAGGCTTGAATGCAAGCCCCTCCCAGCGGCCGGATGGGCCGCGAATCTCGCAGCGCCGAACGTAGGCCCGGCGTTTCTTACTGTCGAACAGTGCCTGGCAGGCATCCATCCGTTCACCGTCGTTCGTCATTGCCAGCAGCCTGGCGCGGTCACCGCTGTTGACGAAGACGAATCCGTCCTTGATCTTCCCGTACCCGCTGGTTCGGTATAAGGCCCAGCGCGCCCCACCTTTCTTGCCTCCCTTCGACCCTTCGGTCAGGTAGAACGCAAACTCTCCCCTCATCACGCGAAGCAGAGTTCTAGCCATGGCGACCCCCACCATCTTTCGCCACTACCGAATACGCCTCCGGCTTTCGCTCAACCGTACGGGTCGATCCGTCCAGGCTGTGGACGGTGAGTGCCGGTCGCCGAATCTGCACCGTTCCATCTGGCGCCATCTCCTGCCGCAGGGCGCCGTAGAAAGGGCCACCCAGGGCGAACGGGTCAGGGATGGCCGACGGGTTTTCAAGCAAGAACTTCTGAAACAGGTTCTGGACCGCAGCGGTAAGTGGCCCCGTGTTCCCTCGGTTGGAGCGGCCGCTCTTGTGGTCTGCGCTGTCCTCGAACTCCCCGCCAATCCAGAGCAGGCCGCCAACGATTCCGGCGTCGCCCGCGCAGACCTCGGCAGCCTCGGCACGGTGGGCATGATTCACCCCCAAGAGATCGCACAGGTCGTCGAACGACAGGGCCTGCTCGATCATTGCTGAGTTTCCGATAAGCCAAGCACCGCACTCCTCCATGGCTTGTCTCGCAGCTCTGGTGCGATCCAGATATGCCGCTCGCTCGCGCTCAAGCGCCCGCTCGGTGAACGGCATGCCCTTGAGGAGCCGCCGACGCATCTGGCGATACTCGGCGAAGCTGGTGTCGCGATCGGCGCACACCGCACGGACGAACATCCGGAGGGCCGCCAAACGGTCGCGCAGGTTACGGCGACTGTCGGCGTAGATATCGATCAGCCTGTGCATCGTTGCGCCCTTCATACCCGACTCTCCTTGTTCGTGTCGCAGATCCGCAGGTCGACGCCACAGGCCTGGACCAGTTCGGTCAACTCGCCGAGCTTGGTGTTGGGGTTCTGCATCGCCTGGCCCAGGCGGACCAACTGCTGGCCGAGGGTGGCGAGCGGGGTAGGGCGATACCCTGGTGGTGGTGGAATGTCGGAGCCTCTCATCACTGGCATACCTCCCAGATGAACAGGGTCTTGAACGGCTGGAGCGCAGCGCCGGCGGCAACAGTGGCCAGGCCAAATAGCGCGACGAGTGCGATAGCGGTCAGTGCTTTTCTCATGCATCACCAAGTAGGAATCGCATCGCCGCGTAGGTTTCGGGGGCTCCGCTGCTGCGTTGCCAGTCCAGCCCAGCTTCTTGCAGGAAAAGGTTGGTGAGCTTTCCCCAACTGCTCGCCAGTGCGGCCCACTCCTGGCTGTGCTGGGCCATCTCGCGGATGCGTGGCGCCCATTCAGGGATCAAGTTCAGCAGAAGCAGGCAGCGATTCAGGTCGTCCGGGTCATGGGGATAGGCCGCGTGGTGGCGTTCCATGGGCAGACCGAGCATGTGATCGTGGATGGCCCGCGAAGACGCTCCCACTTGACCGTCACTCAGCCATCTGGCGGCCCGCTCCTCGATGGTGCTGCCGGTACCGGGCATGCTGGTGTCATAGCCCAGCGGGCAGCCGGCGTTATCCAGGGCTTTGACGCAGGCATCATCGAAACTTGCCAGGTCAACCCGACCCTGAATCAGGTCGTTCATCACCGGGGTGATAGCGTCGAGTTGGCGCTGGTTGAGGGCATGGCCCTTGAGGGTGATGCTCATGCGTCACCGCCTTCCGGCGGCTTCGCCATGGCAGCATCGATGGCCTCGTCCAGATCAGCCTCTGCCAGGAGGTTGCCGTCCTTGCCCCGCGGGAACAGGTTGACGACGCTCTTGTCCATGCGGTTGACCTCGCGGGCCAGGTCCGATGCGTAGAGAGCCGTGTTGCGCAGCCACAGGTAGCGCTTGGCGTTCTCGGCCTGCACTTCCCGCTCCAGCATCTGGTCCATCTCGACGCAGTCCTGGCACTGGCCATGCTGGCGAATGAAGGCCGCTTCGACGCTGTCCCCGGCGAACCAGTGGTTGCAGCGGCAGAAGGCCGGATCGACTGGTTGTTGCTGGCGCTTCATCTCGGTGACCACCACCTCGACGGCCTCGATCACCGGCACGCTGACATAGCCGTCCTCGATTGCCACTCGATCAAGCCAGCGTTCCAGGGTTCGAAGGCTTTCGCCAAGGGAGTCATCACCCGGCCTCGGCGCGGGGCCAGGGGCTCGCCGGTATTACCTGGTCCGGACAGAGGTTCGCCGCCAGGGTTGCCCGGCTCTGAACTCGCTCCAGCGCCACCCAAGGCCGCCAGTGCGATCTGTCGCATGTTCGCCGCCGGGAGGTCGTCTTGCTCGGGACAGGGGAGCTCGGCGATGGTGCGGAGCGCCAGGAGGGCGCGCTCGAGCGGAATCTCTCCTGCACCCTCGGTGCCGGCCAGGTGCTTCGCTACCGTTTCCCGGATGACGCGTAGCGCGTTCATGGCCTGGAGCGAGCTACCGTCCTGGCCGAGCTTGGCGGTCAGGTCGATCTGTTTAAACAGGGCATGGGTCATAGGTCACCCCCTTGCTCGGCGCTGCGCACTGCCTGGTAGGCGAGGGCGTAGCAAGCCATTTGCACCAGCAGGCTCGAAGCCGCGAGTGCAGGGTGGTCTGTGAGGGCCAGGGCCGCCACGTGCAGAGCGCCGGTAGGGATGGAGAGCCAAGGACGGGCGAGCAGGTTCGCGGCTCCTTGCCCCTTGATGCCGCCGGCGAATATCAGCAGCCAGCAGAGAACGTTCGTGGCCGCCGCCACATAGAAGGCGAACTGGTGAAGCGACCCCTGACCGAAGTACAGGCTCGCGCTGAGCAGCAGGCTGATCGCGGTGCCGATGAGTGCTTGCTTCATGATCAGCGATCTCCGGTGGCAGCGGTCAGAGCATCGAGGAGCGCTTGCTTCCGGCGCTGACCATGCAGGTACTCGCGCAGGGCGATGATGACCACGCTGTTCATGCTGCGTTCATCGCGCCTGGCCTCGGCTTCCACCTCGGCCCTCAGGCCGTTCGGCAGTCGGACAGCGAACTTGTCCATGTCCCGGCTGGTGCTGGCCGGCAGTTCGGTTACAACGGTTGCTCGTTTCATAGTTTCTCCAGGGCGAGCAAGGGCCCGCCGGCATTTGTGGCTTTGCCAAAATCGGTTGGTTACTGCGGGGCTGCTTCGGCGCGTTCGGTCTGCCGCGTCAGATCAGTCCTCTCTGTTGCAGGTCGTTCAGTTCTGCTTCAGCAAACGCGGCCGCTGCCTTCAGGTCTGCCACGGTAAGCTCGTCGACCGACTTTCCCAGGCCCTGGATGTGCCGGGCGAAAGCGCGCTGTGCCGGCCCGTTGTAGCCATGGCAGAAGTCGGCCGCTGCGCGCAGTTCACCGTCGAGCTGCAGCGCCAGGATGTTGAGAGGATCGTTTCTGTCCCAGGCCATGATCACGCCACCCAGGCCACGCCATCGCGGCGAGCAGTCAGACGAGTTTCGATCTTCCTTTCGCCGCCACGGCGCGCCCGCATGGCCGGGTCTTCATCGAGGAGGGGTTGTGCTGCCGCCAGGAGGGCGAGGATGCCAACGCACAGGGGGCTGATAATCTGGCGCTTGTACGCCTCCAGCACCAGGCCGCGGATAGTCTTGGCGCCGAGCTTGAACCGCGCATCATCCAACCGCTTGGATACGGTTCCAGGCGCGATGCCCATCAGCTTCGCGATCTCCTTTGCGGTCAGGTCGCTCGCCGCATGCAGGGTGGCCTCCAGTTCGCGCGGAGCGAGACCCATGCCGAGACGGCCTTGCCAGGTATCAGTGCTGATGGTGGTGGCGCAATCCATAATGAATTCCCTCGACTACGATGAGGGAAAATTAGCATTGCTTTATTTTTATGTAAACAGCCTGGCTAATATTTTGTGTTTGACGAGAAAAAAACCCGGCTTCTGCCGGGCTTGGTGGGCTCATTTTGCTAAGCGAAGCCCTCGCTTTCTTCTAACGGTTGACCACCAAAACACCCAGCCGAGGACCCTGATTTGCTGTGCCTGCTCCGGTGTTAGGAACTCGTCTGGGTACTCCTCATCATTCTCGCTACGGATTCGCAACCCTCCGCCTGGAAGGCGATAGAGGAATTTCACTCGAAGCATGCCGTCGTGGTCAAAGGCATATATCTCACCATCTTCGATATGCGTAGCACCCCGGTCAATACCGATAGTGGCACCGTCCATGATCAAGCGCTCCATGCTCCTACCTCGGAGGGTCGCACACGCAGCGTTCTTCTCGTCAACCCCTGCCTCGCGAAGCGTTGACCTAGCAAAGCGTAAGAGCCTTCCGGGAACCTCAACGACCTCCGTAGCTCCGGTTCCTCCAGCCAACTCGACCTCCTTGTACAGCGGAATGGCTACCTCATCTGGACCAAGCGGCGTGGAGTCATCCCAAGGGGACATGCATCCGATCAATTCCGCATTGGGCTCGACAGCTTTCAGTGCTGCAGGGCCTTGGTCGGTCAATCCGTTTGCAATCCTGGTCATTTCTTCCAGTTCTGCAGCAAGGCGAGGGCTGACCTCCGCAGGAGAAAAGCTCAGCACCTGCGAGAACTTCAGCAAGGCATCGATATTCAAGGCCAGCTTGCCGGACATGTACTGGTTGACGGTGCTTTGTGCGGATGCCCACCCGCAAGCCTCCCCAACGCTTTCCTGGGTGATGGCTTGCCCTCGCGCCGAAGCTTCTGCCTTCCGCTTGAGGTAAATCGCCTTGAGTCGGGCGCACTCAAGAGCTTCGTGGGGGGCTAGGGGTCTTCGTTGTCTGCTCAT